TGTAACAAGCACATCCGGGCGGCCATGGTGCACGGCGCAAAGCTGGCCTATACCAGTTTGCGGCGGCGAATCCGGGAGCGAACGCAGGCCGTCCAAAAGGACGTGCTGATCGACGTTCCGCCGGACGTTTACGCTAGTATCGACGCGACTATGGACACCACCTTCACGCAGCCGTACTGGGCGCACGTGGGCGGCGTGACCCGCGAGACAGTTCGGGCCACATTGGAAGCCGGGATCGCACAGCACCAGGGCAGCCGATCGCTAGCGACGAGTTTACGGCAGGTATCGGGCTTGAGCGACGTACGGGCCCGGCGCATTGCAAGGACCGAGTTGACGACAGCCATGAACAGCGGGCACTACGCGGTGAGCACATCGCGAGACATGCAAGAAGCGGGCGTTTCGGGTCGCGAGTGGATGTCGGTCGGCGATCGGGAAACACGCAAGACCCACCTGCGGGCCCATGGGCAACGGGTGGGCGTCCGGCAGCCATTCCGGCTGGGCGCGTCGCAGTGCCGATTCCCAGGCGACCCAAACCTTCCGGCAGGCGAGCGGATCAACTGCCGATGCACGACGCTCGACCTGTTCAGCGACGAGTTTACGCCGGGCGACGGCGGGGAGCCGGTCTGAAAATCAGCTATTCGCATCGCGGCCAGCGATCCGGTATGATGGGGGCATACAAACACGGCCCAACCTTCGGAGCAGACCGCCATGGCGAAAAGCGACATTCGGGTGAACGTGGTTATCGAAAACGAAGCCACGCTAATGAGGTTGGAGGAGGCGATCCAGATGGTGGCCGACGCGGCAGCCGATTCACCCTGGCGGACCGAACTGGCCGAAGCGCTGGAGCATTTGCAGTATGTCACCCAACACCTGGAGTGCTTAGTGGACGACGACGACGACGAGCTGGAGGCGCTCGGGTGCTGCGAAGTCGACTGCTGCGGCACACCGTGTGTGATCGAGTTCTACACGGACACAGGCGAGACGATCCAAATGGACGGGGTCCTGCTCGACGAGCCGGACGAGGACGACGACGACGGCTGGACGCCGGAGCATAATTAACAGGAAGACCGCCATGGCACCGAAGCCACAACCGAACGAAACGCGGGCCAAGTTTATCAGCCGGGCACTGAAGGACGAGGAACTCGCGAAGCAATATCCAGACCTGCCCGGCCGCATGAAGGTCTGCAGCGCGATTTACAGCGAGACTCGCAAGGCAGAGCGAACAGAGGTCGCCAAGGGCGCGGTGCCGTTCAAAAGCACACCCTGGAACGAACGCAAAGACTGGGACTTCAATGTGGCCGTAAAGGGGCTATCGGCGTGGGCCAAGAGCGGCGACAAGCTGGACCTGTCCAAGTCCGCCGATCGGAACAAATACGCGCAGGGGTTCGCGTTCGTCTGGAAGGACGGCGAAACGCTAGACGACTACCTGCTCCCGCACCACGAAGTCGTCAGCGGTAAATTGACGCTAAACAAGCCAGCGCTAGCGGCGTGCATCGCGGCCCTTAATGGTGCGCGGGGCGGCATTCGGCTCAACGATTCACAGCGACGGGCCGCCTTCAACCACCTCGCGAAACACTACCGCGAAGACCTGGACGCGGACATGCCGGAGTTCAAGAAACGTATGGAATCGACCCATCGGTTCTTCAAGGTCGAGGAGCACCCCGACTATACGTTCGTGCTCGGGCCGGTCTTGGTGCCGGAGTCGATCGACAAGCAGGGCGACATTATCGCGGCCGATGAGATCGAGAAGACGGCGCACGACTACATGGAAGATTCCCAGCGGCCGGGGCTCATGCACCAGCTCATGCTTGGCAGCCGGGACGTGCAGGTGGTCGAGTCGTACATTATGCGCGACGAAACCAAGGTCGACGACCGGGTGATCAAGGCCGGAACGTGGATGGTTGCGATGCGGATTTACAACGACGATCTCCGCAAGATGGTGCGCACATCGAAGCTGCGCGGGTTCAGTATCGGCGGGCATGGTGTTGCGGAAGAGGAACCGGCAACTTGACACGGACGGACAAAAGCGACAGAATAAAGAGGGAACGGGAGGCGCTGGAGATGCACAACGCATTTCAGCACCAGCAAGCCATCCGAAGCCTGGACCGTCTGATCCGGGAGCGGTTGGCGACCGGCAAGCCGGGCATGATCGGGATTCGCATCCCGTTCCAGCGCGAAAAACTAGGCCGTATCCGCGAGATCCGAGAAGACGAGATCGCGTAACGCGAACAACAAAACACGGCAGCGGAACCGATAGACCGCACCAGCGACTTAGCGTTGGTGCGGTTTTTTTTATGGAATACAGCCATGCCAAGCACTTCACAGCGATCGCGGCGCAAAGCACGACGGAACGGGACCCGAAACCGATTGACCCGGATTCAAGTCGACGAGATTTCACTGGTCGACAACCCGGCCGTGCCTGAAGCCGAGTTCGTGATCGCGAAGCGGCTGGCCGAGGGCGAGGAAGTCGCGGAGGAGCTGGCCAAAGACGAGTCGGCCGACGCGGACCAGGACACGGACGGCGGCGGCGACGAGATCGCCAAAGTTGACGGCGACGGCGACGGTTCCCAGGAGGTGGAGCTGGCCAAGTCGCGGAAGGCGGTCGGCCGGGCGTTCGTGACGGCGATCCAAGCCTTGCGGCAGGCGGCCGGTGAAATGGACGCGGCTTCACTTCACGCGCTGGCCAACCTGATGGACCATGCGCGGTGGGCGTTCGCCGAGATCCCGGCCGTTGCCAACGAGCTGGACAAGTGCGACGACCTGGACATGGAGGCGGTGGACGAGGGGCTCCAGCAGTCGCCAGTTTACAAGGCGATCGAGGACCTGCTCCAGCAATACACGCTCGCCAAGGAAGGCGATGCGGCAGCCGCCACGGACGGCGGCGACCCAACACCCGATGCGGCTGCCACTACACCGGCAGCCACCGAAGTGGCCAAGGACGGCGACGAAGAAGCCGCCACGGACGGCGGCACGGCGGAACCGGGTGATGGCGGCGAGCCGGTGCGGAAGGAGGAGGCAGGGACGCCCCCTTCCGTACTGGATGAGGTTGGCGAGCTACTGGCCAAGCGGCGGGCCGAACGGGCCGCCAAGCAGGCCAGCGAGATCGAGGCGGAGGCGATGCAGCTCATGCAGCAAGTCGCCAAGCGGGTTGCGGACCTGTCGGCGCAGTCCGAGAAGCTCAGCGAGAAATTCAACAAAGCAGCAGGCCGGTCGAGCGACTGACCCCTGTTTTTTCTAACACCGTGAAACGGAGTTCACGACATGCCTGACGAAGTCAAAAAGACCGGCGACGAGAAGAACGTTGAAAAGAGCGGCGCGGCTGCTTTGGTCGACACGATCACGGAACTGAACGAGAGCGTGGAAAAGCTCTCCAAGCAGAACGTTGACATGGAGAAGCGGCTGGAAGAACTGGCCAAGCCGCAGTACCCGCACGGCGTGCCGAACGGTGCTCCGAACATTCGCAAGGGCGAAGACCCGATGACCAGTCGGCCGTATTCGCTCATGCGGCTGGCCAAAGCGCTGGCCATGAAGGCGGGCAACGATCCGAACTGGAACGAGAACGCCAAGGTGGAGCTGGAACTGTCCAGCGACCTGCGCAAAGCCTATTACGATTCCATGTCGTTTGCGGGCAACGGCGGGATTCTGATCCCGTTGGGCAGCGAGCTGATGCCCACCAAGCCGACCGAACTGGCCGACGGGAGCACGGTCGACGGGCTTCCTGGCGAGCTGGTCAAGAAGTGCCGGGACATGATGGCTCCGTCGATGGCGGGCTTCGACCCGGACGAAGTCGCATGGTTCCAGAAGCGGGCCGGAATCCGCAAGGACCTGTCGGCCGAGACGGCGACCACCGGCGGAACGTTGGTCGGGCTGGCCAGCCAAGGCGAGCTGATCGAGCAACTCAAGGCCATCGAGGTGATGAGCCAGATCGGCGCGCAGCAGATCGACCTGCCCCCGCAGGGCCGAATCCGGTTCCCGCGCCAGACGGGCTCGGTGACGATCTATAACGTCACTGAAGGCGCGACCGTGACCGAGTCGACTCCGGCGACCAGTGCGTTGGAGCTGACGGCCAAAGCCTACAGCGGGCTGGTCGACATCCCGGACGAGCTGATGCGGTTCAGCTCCAGCGTGGCCGTGGAAGCGTGGCTCCGCAGCGAGTTCCTGCGCGAGCTGGCCCTGAAGACCGACGGCGACATGATCGACGGCGCTGGCGGTCAAGCGATCCAGGGCGTCATCAACTACAGCGGCATCGAGACGGTGACGGCTTCGACGACCGCCACTAACGGCGATACGCTGGAGGCGGAAGATCCGGTCCGGTTGTTCGCGGCCATTGCCGACAATAACGCGCCGGTGGATCGCGGCTTTTTCTACGCTTGTACCCACACCTTGTGGGGCGGCATTGTGACGCGGCGCGCGTCGGCGATTTCGGCTTCGGATGCCGCAGGCCCGTTCGTCTTCTCGGCGCTGACCCAGTCGGCCGGAAACGGCCGAGTGCAGCGGACCTTGAACGGTTACCCGGTGATTTGCTCGACGCAGATCCCGACCGACCGAACCAAGGGCTCGGGGACGACCTTGACGCTGCTCTTGGGTGGCGTTGGAGCCGAGTGGGTTATCGCCCGCGCCGGTGTTGCCGAGATCGTGGTCACGAACAGCGACTCCAGCAAGTTCGCGCAGCGGCTGAGCACCATGCGGGGCACGGTCTACATGGACGCTGGGCCGCGCCACGAAGAGTCGTTCGGGTTCATCGACGACATCTCCAACTCCTGATCCTGATCCGTTGCCCTAGGGCGCTCGCCGACGCGGGTGCCCTAGGGTCCCGGTGATTTTTGTTCCCACCCCCACACAGCACAGCCCAAGACGCGAGAGGTTCCCATGGCTCTGAAAATGCAAATTGTCCCACTCAAGGAAGCGCAGCCTATCACCAAGCAGGCGGACGAGGCGAAGCATTATAATTTCGTGCTTCAGCTCGGCTGCCGGTCGCGGTGGCGAGGCTACATCGGCGGGGCGTGGAGACGCGATCCGGCCGGGGACGAGGGCAATGGGCAGCGCTGGAAGCACGTTCCGGCGATCCACAAAGTCGGCCCGGTGACGGGCAGCGTGGTAAATTCGTTCATCGCAAAACATAACCGGTTCCTGAAAGCGAACCGGGAGCGAGTCGAGCCGGACGGCGACGTTGGCCGCATGGCGCTTGTGCTCGGCTTCGAGGAAACGAAACCACCGGCCCTGAAGCGGGCACCGCTACCGTTCGACCTTGAGGCGATGATTTCGCGAATTTCCGAATCGGCAGCCACGGCGGCCGTCAACGCAGTAATGAAGTCGGGCAAGTAAAGGGCCCGTTTAGATTGCATACCCAAAAGGAGTACAGACCATGCTTGCCGGACGAGACATTGTGAACGAATACAAAAACGGCCAAGCGCTGATCCCGGTGTCGATGAACGCCACCACGAACGGCGTCGGTGTCGACTGCCGAGATTGCGGGCCCGAAGTGATCGCGGTCCTGAACGTCGGTGCGGCCGGTGGAGCCAACACGACCTGCGACGTTCGGTTGGAGGAGTCGTCCGATAACTCCACCTTCACGAACATCTCGGGCGCGACGTTCACGCAGCTCGGGAACACCAGCTCGAACACGCTCCAAGTAATCAAGACCGCCAAACGGTCGAAGCGATACGTTCGCGCCGTGGCGACCATGGGCGGCGGCGGCACGGCGGCCTATTGCGTCGGCGTCAGCATCCACGCGCCCAAAGTTTCTTACTGATCCACCACTCCTCTGGTTTCGATTCGCGCCTTCGTGCTGTTGGGGAAAGGGGGCGGCGGTCAACGCCGTCGTCCTCTTTTTGAATATACGGGATTGCAAACATGGCGACAGACTCCGGCTTCAAGTTCACGTTGTCCAGCCCAGTTGCGCAGGTCGTAATCGGGCTCATTCAACAGCTTGGCGTTCCGGCGACGGCCCTGGCAATCGTGCTTTATCTTGTCGGCTGGAAGTTCGGGCCACCGATCGTGGACGGCCACCTGGAAGTCCTGCAGACGACTTCCAGGACGCTAGAGGCGAATAGCGACACGCTCACCAAGATGGGCGACACGCTTAACCAGATGGCGAGCAGCCAAGACAAGATGGTTGACGCGCAAGGCGAGCTGACCGAATCGGTCGCGCGCCTGAACGACGGGATCACGGAGATCATCAAAGTCGAGCGCGACAGTCAAGAGTTTATGGACAAGGTGTCCCGCGAGCATATCGAACACACCGAAGCGATTCGCGACGTGGACACTGGCGTCCAGGACGTGCTCAGGCACGTCAAGCCTAACGGCGGGTGATTCCGGCCCACAGCACCGGAGGCAGACATGTTCACTTCTTATCGGTCCCAGATCGCGGCCGTACTGATCGCGGTCGCGCTTTCTTGCGGCATCGCGGCAGCCGCCGGGCCTGTCGTGCAGATCCAGGCGACGGACCATCGCGGCACAACGGCCGGGCTCGGCGTCTACGTCGGCCAGAAGATCGTCTTGACAAATAGCGGCACCCTGGCGTGGAACCCGCAGACCGTTGTCGTGACCGACGAGGACGGCCGCAACTATCCGGCCCGTGTGCTGGATTCCGACGACCAGCTCGGGCAGGGAGCCATTGAGCTATTTTACACTCCGCAAATGCAAGCGGCGGAGATTGCAACGGCCGTGCCGCAGATCGGCGACCCGGTTGTCGTGGCCTACCGGTCCGGGGACAGCTTCGATAAACGGCTCAGCTCCGTGGTCGCCTATGCGGGCCCGCAGCCCAGCA